CATCAGCTATCACTAGCGCGGTTGCTTGGACAAAGGCCCGCGCGAGTGAAACATCAACCCACGCAGGCGTGGCAGGTGGGGCGGCACTGACGCCGCTAATCATCAGCACAATCACTAAACTGATGGCAGGCGACTATAGTGGCGCAATCCTATCAGCCATTCCGGCGCTGATCGGGTTGGCAGGGGCATTGGCAGCGATCATCACCCCCAACCAGCAGCCAGCGTAACGGATAGGGTGTGCCCCATGAATTCCTAAGGTACTTCCACCTCCTTTGAGCAACGCGAGTTTGAATTTTCGTTATTCGTCTAGTTGTTACCTTTTTGAAGTAGGTAACAAACAAGGTAACAGCGCAATAAAGCGCATTAGGTAATATATGACCGAACGGATTAGCCCTGCTGAATACTCAAGGCGGCGCGGCTGCTCTAGGAAAACAGTCAGCGTAAAAATTAAAGCCGGAATCATCACCGTGATTGACGGCACGCTTGATCCAGTCCTTGCTGACCAGCAATGGGACTCAGGCATTAAACAGCTACACCCACTAACAAAAAATAATGCAGCTTATGACGCGGTTAAAAAATCCGCAGCCATCAGCTACGACTTTCATCAGTCCCGCGCCAAACGCGAAACCCACGAAGCCGATCTTTCCGAATTAAAGCTACGCCAACGCGCTGGCGAACTGGTCGAAGTTGCCGAAGTCACCTACGCGCTCACCGACTACGGCGCAACACTTAAATCACTGATCCAGCAATGGCCCGATAGACTGGCTCCCGTACTGGCTCATGAGACTGACGTCTCAAAAATAAACGCCATTTTGAAAACCGAGTGCAATCAACTGATAGACGAGTTGCGCGACCTGGCAATCAAAATTGCAGGATTGCTAAAAAATGAAAGTAGCGAACGGACTTGAAATTTCACTACTGGCTATCGCCGACGGATTAAATCGACCGCCTGAGATCAGTATCAGCGACTTCGCCGACGCGCACCGAATACTCCCCAGCGAAGGCGCAAGCGAGCCGGGCAAATGGCGCACCTCACGCACGCCATTCTTAAAAGAAATAATGGACTGCCTGAGCCTATCGCACCCGTCAAAGCGGGTAGTGTTTATGGCGAGCGCCCAGACCGGAAAAACCGAAGTCGGCATCAACTTGTCGCTGCATACCATGGCCACGCAAACCGTTCCCATGTTAGTCGTGCAGCCCACGGTCGAAATCGGAAAACTCTGGAGCATACAGAGATTATCCAGCGCTATAGCATTAATTCCATCGCTGGAAAATAAAATGGCGAATAAAAGCCGGGATCGCAGCAACACCATCCTGATGAAGAGCTGGCCGGGCGGCGTGTTACGCATCACCGGCGCAAACTCCGCATCTGGCTTGCGGGCCATGCCGGTGCGCATTCTGTTTTTCGACGAAGTAGATGCCGCGCCGCTGGACATAGAAGGCGAAGGCGACCCGACAAAGCTGGCGGAAGCCCGTACCACCACTTTTCAAAATCGAAAAATATTTTTAAGCTCTACGCCCACCAACGAATCCAGCAGCCGAATCTACAAAGAATGGCTGCAAAGCGACCAGCGCCGATACTTTATCAGCTGTCCGCATTGCCAATTCCAGCAATACATGGTCTTTGAAAACCTGCGTTGGCAGCCCAGCAGCCCGGAAACCGCCCTATACCATTGCAGCGACTGCGGTACCGGCATCGAAGAGCACCACAAAACCAGCCTGTTGGCGGGCGGCGAATGGAAAGCCCAAGCCGTTTCCGATAGCGTCGGCTTCCACCTTAACGGACTCTATGCGCCCACGGGCCTCGGCTTCTCCTGGATAGAAATAGCCGCCGAATGGGAGCGCATAAAAAACGACCCGGCGCAGGTCAAGACTTTTAAAAACGTGCGCCTGGGTGAAGTGACCGCCGACCCTACTGAGCGCCTGGACGAAGACGAACTTTTTACCCGCCGCGAACCCTACCGCATACGCACCGTCCCAAATGGCGTATGCGTGCTCACAGCAGGTGTAGACGTACAAAAAAACCGCTTGGCCGCGCAGATCACCGGTTGGTCGCGCGGCAATAGCTGCTCGATTATCGACTACACCGAAATAATGGGTGATCCAACGCGCCCCGAAGTGTGGCTGGAGCTTGAAAAATACCTAAGCGAACCACTACTAAACAAGGCTGGGTTCGCGTTAAAAGTCAAATTGACTGCCGTTGATACCGGCTACCTGATCGATGAGGTTTTAAACTTTGTCAGGCCGCGCCGAAACAAGGGCTATTTTGCCATTAAAGGCTCATCAATCGCTGGCAAAAGCATCATCTCCACGCGCCCTGGCAAGGTCGACATGAACTGGAAGGGCGTCGTCCAAAAAGGCGGCGCCGAAATCTGGGCCGTAGGCTCCGACACTGGCAAAGCCACCATCTTTGCCCGCCTGGCAGGCGATCGGGAAAAGCCGGAAACAGAACGCCTGTTCCACTTCTCAGACGATCTCAACATGGATTATTTTCGCATGTTGACCGCTGAAGTATTCGACACCGACAAACAGCAATGGCACAAAATACGCCGCGAAAACGAAGCGCTGGACACTCTGGTTTATGCAACCGCTGCCGCCATGCACCCATTGATACGCGTCCATACCTGGACAGACAAGCACTGGACGGATGCTGAAGCCAAGCTCACCAGTCAGCAGCTCAGCCTGTTTGATCAGGCCGAAGTCGATAATGAAACAAAAACGGAACCGCCTAAGCCGGAACCGCACCCGATGCCGCCGCCGACCGTCAAGCCGTGGAACCCAAAGAAAAGCTTTGCAACAAATTGGTAAATTATGCGCATCCCTTCCTTCATGCAGGCTGGCGATACCCTCGTATGGGGTGATCATCCCCAAACAATAGACCGCATCGGCTATACGCCCGAACTCTACACACTCAGTTACAGCCTGCGCGGGCCATCGGTGCTGGATGTAACAGCAGAGACCAATGGTGAATGCTGGCAAACTACTATCACCAGCACCAAAAGCGCCGGACTACTACCCGGAAAATACCGCTGGGCAGCTTACTTGGCTGATAAGGCCACGAAAACCACCCGCACCACGGCAGGCGTCGGTGATTTTTTTGTAAAACCCGACATCTACGCCCAGCAGGCAGGATCTAATACCGACACCGCCGCGCAGATCGCGCTTAAAAACGCCCGCCAGGCGCTGGCCGATTTCTCGGCATCCGGCGGCAAGCCCCTGGAATACACCATCGCCGACAAGCACTTTAAATTCAATCTGATCACCGACATCATGAAAATAGTCCAGTATTGGGAAGCCGTCGTCGTCAGCGAGCAAACCGCCGAAAATCTGGCGCAAGGCCTAGGCAACCCGCGCCGCGCTTTCTTGAGATTCGGAGGTATGAATGGGAATTATTAGTCGCATGGGCAAAGCTATTGTCGGCGCACTGATGTACGGCGTAGAAGCCAGAACGCCGCCGCATGAGCGCGTGCAAAGCCGCGCTTACGCAGGCGCGCAGGTCAACCGCCTGACTTCGGACTGGCTCAGCATCGGCACCTCGGCGGATAGCGAGATCATTGTATCCCTGCGCCTGCTGCGCGCAAGATCCAGAGAGCTGCATCGTGACCACCCTAATGTAAAGCATTTTCAAGGCTTGGTGCGCGACAACGTGATCGGCGCAGAAATCGGCATCCAGCCCGCCATTATGAAAGGCGCAAAGCTCGATTCCAAGCTCAATGCCCAGATCAAAGAAACGCTGGAAGAATGGATGGAGGCCAAAAACTGCGATGTCAGCGGTCACAACCACTTTCACGACCTGATGCGCTTGGCTGTTGGCTCCTGGGAAGAAAACGGCGAAGTCATCTTCCGCAAAGTAAAACAAAAGTTCGGCGATAGCCCTATCCCCTTCGTCTTACAACTGATTGAATCCGACCAGCTCATGGATCAATGGCAAATGGCGAGAGCGCCCAACGGCAACGCCATCCGCATGGGCGTCGAGATTGACGAATGGCATAGGCCGGTTGCCTACTGGCTCTGGCCTATCCATCCCGGCGACTACCAGTTCCAAAGCTTTGTACCGTCCAAGTTCCTGCGCATCCCGGCTGAAGAGATTATCCATATCTACATCAAAGACCGTGTTGGCCAAACGCGCGGCGTGCCCTGGATACATGCCGCCTTAACGCGCTTGAACCATATGAAAGGCTACGAAGAGGCCGAAATCATAGCGGCCAGAGCTGCCGCCTGCGTCCACGGCTTTATCACTAGCCCTGAAGCGCCGCCCGCCGATGAAGTCGTCGGCGGTCAACGCCAGATCACCATGGAGCCGCTGGCCGTAGAACATTTACTGCCCGGTGAAACCTACGAATTCGCCAACCCAAGCCGACCCAATGCCGCCATGGAGCCGTTCATGCGCTTCATGCTGCGCCAGGTCGCCTGCGCCACCGGAATCAGTTACGAAAGTTTTAGCAACGACTACTCAGCGACCAATTACAGCAGCTCAAGGCTGGGCCAATTCGCCGAGCGCGACATGTGGCGGGTATTGCAGCGCTACATTATCCGAAAATTTTACGTCGAAGTGTACCGCGAGTGGCTGGATCTTGCGGTATTGTCCGGCGCGGTCAAGATCCCGGATTACTACGCTAACAAAAAAGTCTATCAAAAAGTCAAGTTCAGGCCGCGCGGCTGGGGTATGACCAACCCGAAAGATGACGTGCCTGCTTATATCCAAGCGGTACGCGCAGGCTTTATGACCATCGCCGACGTAAAGGCAGAAACCGCAGGCTCCGGCGTCGATATC